GTGTTGTGCCTGGTCTGTGACTCCCGTACTGCCCTACGGCCGAACGTCTGCGACCCATGCCGGTCACGGTTAGCTCTCGACTTGTGGGAGATAGCCGACTTGTACGCCGAGCTACCTAGCCATGTCGCGGCTGTTGGCAACTCTCATGGTCCGAAGGTCTCAGGATCGAAGGCGAAGCCAATCCCGGTCCGGCTGGATGTCATCGACCTTCTCGGACCGGTCAAACTCGATGCTGTCCACGGTGATTATCGGGACCAAGCCGGTTACCTGTCCGTTGCGACGGTTCTTGCCTCATGGGCTTATGACTGGCGAGACACGCTCTTTGCCGATCAGACCATAAATGACGTGTCTGTGGTTGGCCTGGTTCCCTGGTTGCGCAACCGACTTGATTACGCTTGCGACCAACACGAGGCAATTGGGGACTTTGCCGCCGAGCTTAGAAGCCTTATCGGTGCCCTTCGTCGGGCGACCGGAGTGTCAAAGGAATTGGACACCGCTTCTGTAGCGCAGAAACTTGACGGTGTCAAGTCCGCGATGTTTACTGGAACTGCGGGCGATAGCGTGCCCAAAGACCGGCATGATGCGATGCTCTCGGCTAACGAGGTCGCATTGCTCGTCGGGGTTACCAAGATGACGGTAAGCAACTGGCGTAAAGCCGGAAAGCTCAATGCGCAACTCGATGACCGTGGACATGCGCAATACCGCCTCGGTGACGTTCTCTCATTAACACGAGCCAAATGAGAAGTAGCCATGTCACGTAACCCGCTCTATCGCAGACTACATACAGGTAGGCAGTACCTAACCGAGCGTGCCTTGATGTTCCAATACAAAGGCACAGTGTGTCGTATCTGCGGACACGATGACGCTACCGATGCTGACTACATAGTCCCTGCCCATGTTGACCCATACCAAGAGGTCACCTGGCAAGGTATGCAACCTGCCCATGGTGTTAAGGGTTGCCCACAATGCCCAACAGTTAAGGGCAAGCTGCGTAAGTGCAATCAAGAACGCGGTCACAAGCCCGCACTTCGCCAATCTCGCGTTTGGTAATGGGGGGTAGGGTCGATTCGTCGATCTTGCTTTCCAGATGACCCCATTGCCTTTAACCGAAAAAACTCTCCCCACAATGTTGGACCGGGGATGTCCTGGTTTGGGGGGTCGAATGAGCGACGTCGAAAACTTGGCGTCAGGCAGTCAGAAGGACGCTTTGGAGTCAATGCGAAGGCTCATTGCTGAGCATTTGACGACTGCTGAGCCTAAAGAAGTCCCCGCATTGGCCAAACAGCTCATGGCTGTCATAAAAGCGCAAGAAGCGTTAGGTGTTGGACAGGAGGATTCACCCGTTGATGAACTCCGCCAACAACGAGATAAGAGGCGTGCAGGAGCCAACTAGGTGGCACGCTCCCCGATTTGAAACAACCTCAGCCGACGAAGCAATTGAGTTCCTACAGAAGCTCGGCTTCGCTCTCTGGCCCTGGCAGGTCTTTTTACTACGGCACATCTTTGGGGAGATGCGCGATTCAGCGGGTGCCTGGAAATGGGTAGCGTCGACAATCGGTGTTGTCATTCCTCGTCAGAACGGCAAAACCTTCCTTATCGACTGCATCATTCTGGTCGGCCTCTTCCTGTTCGGTGAGCGAATCGTCTTAACAGCTCAGAACAGAGACACCCCGGTCCGCACATTCCTACGAATAGTCGAGCTAATCGAAGACCCCAAAAACGCCTTCCTCCGCGCTCAGGTTAAGAAAATTAGCAAACGTGGCGGGCAGGAACACATACAACTGAATAACGGCGCAATCTTCTACGTCAAGACTCGTGGGCCGGACTCAGCACGTGGTTTGGACAAAATCGACCGGCTGATTATGGATGAGGCGTACGACGTGAGCGACGCTGACCTAGTTGCGGTTGTGCCGACTGTCCTACAGTCACCGAACCCTCAGATTCTCTACCTCTCCACCCCGCCACAAAACGCGGTAAGTGGCGAACCGTTCAGCCGTCTGAGGCAACAGGGTCATGCGAAAGCCGATGGTATCGCTTGGTTCGAATGGGGAATCAACCCATTCGAACTGGACGGACCGCTTGACCCGAGCGATATTAACCTCTGGGCAAAGGCTAACCCCTCATTCAACTTGCCTGGAAGCCAACTCAACACCGCGAAAATGGGTCTGATGTTGGCTTCCCTCACGTCCGAGAAGCTAGCCATCGACTGTCTCGGCGTGTGGCCGGTCAAGTATTCCAACACGGTAGTCGACCTGACCATCTGGAATAAGGAACTTGCCGACCCTAATACTGAGATCGTCGGAGACTTGGCGCTAGCTGTCGACGCTACTGGTTCCGGCAGTTCTGCTCACTGCTCGATTGCGGCCTACGGACTAAGAGCCGATGGCCTCGGTTCCTACGAAATCGTAGAGAACAGGCGAGGTAATGAGTGGGTTGTGCCGAGACTGGTTGAGCTAATCGAGAGGCACAACCCGGTAGCTATCGGCATCGACCCTAAGGGACCGATCAACAGCCTCATTCTCGACTTGCAGAAAGCTGGTATTGACGTTCCGGACAACGCCGATTCGCCCAAACATGGGGACTTGGCCGTTCCGGTCGGCAACGACTTCGCCGCAGCGTGTCTCCAATTCGCTGACTCAGTCGCGCAAAAGACGGTTCGCCACCCTGACGATCCCCTTCTTAATGGCGCTGTGGTTGGCGTTCGTACCCGCAAGCTCGGTGATGGTTCGTGGGGATGGGAACGGTACCGATCCGAAGTTGACGTGAGTCCCGTTGTGGCAGCCACATTAGCCCGATGGGCATATGAATCTCGGGCACACCTAGTCAAGCGTGAGTTTGACCCTGCTGCCTGGCTCTTTTAATTGGGAGACTCAATGACCGTAAAGAGTCGGGCATTGGAGAGGCAAATCCAGCGACGCAACAATGAGGTTGCCCGCTATCAGCCTCCACCTGGTTATGACTCGGCTTACTCGTATCTGTTCAGCTACGGTACACCGAACACCGAGAAGATTATCCCGACGTTCGATAGCTTCGCCAACCTCGCATACGCAGGAAACGGTGTCGTCTTCGGAGTAATCCATGCTCGGCTAAAGCTTTTCAGTGAGGCACGATTCAAGTTCCGCAGCCTCAGTGACAAGCGGATGTTCGGCACACCAGCATTAGCAAAGCTGGAACACCCGTGGCCTGGTGGTTCCACGGGCGAACTACTCGCCCGGATGGAACAGGACGTTTCGCTAGCTGGTAATGCGTACATCCGGAACGCAGGTGAACGTCTAGAGCGGCTTCGTCCCGACTGGGTAACCATCGTTTCTGAGCTTACGCACGACGAATACGGGCGGCAGGTTCGTGAGGTTGTTGGCTACCTGTATGAGCCAACCGGCGACCAGGACCGAGGGACCGAGTTCTATCCGGTCGAAGAGGTTGCCCACTGGTCGCCTATCCCTGATCCAATGGCGAACTTTCGGGGAATGAGTTGGCTAACGCCGATCATGCGCGAAATCAACGCTGATGTCGCCATGACCGAACACCGCTATGCCTACTACCAAAACGCAGCAACGCCGAACCTCATCATCAAGTACAAAGAAACTCTCAAGGCAGATCAGGCGGAACGTGTTCGTCTAGCGGTTACCGCTCGCCACGCTGGTTCCGGCAACGCTTACAAGACCATGGTCTTGGACAGTGGGGCCGATCCGATGATTGTCGGCGACAAGGTTTCCGACGCCATGGGCAACCTACAGGCAGCCGGTGAAAACCGAATTGCCGTGGCGGCTGGTGTTCCTGCCATCGTTGTTGGTCTTAAAGAGGGTCTGAACGCCGCTACCTTGGCGAACTATGACGCAGCTATCAAGGCATTCGCTGACTTGACGATGCGGCCTAATTGGCGTTCTGCGTGTGCGGCTTTAGCGAAGCTGGTTGACGTGCCCGAGGATGCCGAGCTTTGGTATGACACCTCAGACATTATCGCGTTGCAAGAAGGCGAAGAGGCACAGGCAAAGACTTTCTCTGTCGATGCCCAAACAGCCTCCACCCTTCTAACCGCCGGCTACACGCCAGAATCCGTCAACCTCGCTATCAAAGCTCGGGACATGCGGCTTCTACAGCACACCGGCCGCTTCTCAGTACAACTCCTGCCACCAGGCCAGGAAAATACCCCGTCTCCTGTGGGTGGTGAGAATACCGATGAATAACGAGTACCTACGGACGTTCGTACTCGATGGCATCGAGATTAGCCGTTCCGCCAAAGACGGTAGGACCGTAGAGGCATACGCGACGGTATTCGACGTGCCCGTTGAGGTTCACGACCAGCACGGACACTACACCGAGATTATCGACCGGTCGGCATTCAACCGGACGCTAAAGAACAACCTTGACAAAGTGCTAGTTCTCTACAACCACGGTCGCAACCTTGACGGTTCGCCATCGGACTTCGGTTCCGTGCCGATCGGTCGTCCGCTAGAGATTCGCGCCGACCACAAGGGCTTGTTCACCGTTACGCGGTACAACAAGTCTGAGTTCGCAGACTCGGTACTTGAGGCAATCCGCAACGATGCAATCCGCACGCAGAGCTTTAGCGGACGCATCTATCGCAGTAGTCCAGGTGGCCGTGTGCCACGGGTTCGACCTGGACAGCCTTTGCCGGTAGTGACTCGGCTGGAACTCGGACTACGCGAGTATGGCCCGACTCCTATTCCGGTCTATGAGCAAGCGGCAGTTACGGCCGTTCGTTCAGTGCAAGACATCGCAGGTGACATAGCGAACCTGGATGAAAACTCAATCGCGGAACTGGTCCGCACCCTGTCTGCCACTTCCGCAAGGGACTCGGTGACAGTTAGCGCCACTCCTGAACATGCAGGACTCGGCACCGAGGATTCGCTAAATCAGCACTCCGCTCGGCAACGGCTGCTTCGACTTCGGTCGGAGATGCGTTATCGAGGAGTTCTAGGAAATGGCTCGTAAGCAGAGCGAGATTCTTGCAGAGGAACTAGAGGTTCTTCGTGCTGAGATCAAGGTAATCACCGAGAACGACAACGCCACTGATGACGAGATCACCCGTGGTGAACAGCTCGGCGAAGAGTGGGAAGTTAAGAAGGCCGCATACGACAAGGCTCTCGCACGCGAAGCCAAGGTTGAGGAAATCATGCGGGCTTCGCTGGTTACCGGCAACCGTGAGAGCGGTGACGGAACACGCGGCTACAGCCGTCCAAAGCGCAACCCTTATGAGGACTTGCACCGGTCGAAGACCTGGACCGAGGCAGACTTTGTAGAGCGCGCAAAGGATGCTATCGAGCAGGCTCCTGAGCACATGGACGAGACCGCTCGGGAGAACGCGACCCGTCTTATCGAGCGTGCCGCTCGGCGTCAGCGTAAGTACATCGCTGACCACATCCTGCGTACCGGTTCTCCGGAATACCACGAAACCTTCATGGATTACGTCGAGAATCCAGAGAACATGGCTCAGCGTGCCGCTCTATCGCTGACCAACGCTAACGGTGGTTACCTGGTTCCGTTCACTCTCGACCCGTCGATTGTGCTAACGAACACTGGTTCTTCTAACCCGTACCGCCAGATTGCGACTATCAAGCAGACCGCAACCGACGAGTGGAACGGCGTTACGTCGGCTGGTGTCAACGCGGGCTGGTTGGCAGAAGGCACCGAGGCATCCGACAACACTCCGACTGTTGGCAACATCAACATTCCGGTTCACAAGGCTGCTGCGTGGGTCTATGGCTCATTCGAAGTCCTACAGGATTCCGACTTTGCCTCAGAGTTCACCATGCTTATGGCGGACGCGAAGGATCGGCTAGAAGAGGCTGCTTTCACTACCGGTACTGGTTCGGGACAGCCGAAGGGCATTATCACCGCTGCGACAACCACGGTTACCGCAGCGGGTACCGCCACTTACGCCGTTGGTGACGTTTACGCGCTACAGGCTGCGGTCCCTCCGCGTTGGCGTGACAAGGGCTCATGGCTCATGAACCTGTCAACCGTCAACCGGACTCGGCAGTTTGACACTGCTGGTGGTTCCTCATTCTGGGCGAACCTGGGTGCTGGTACTCCGGAACGGCTGCTAGGTCGGCCGGTTTACGAGTCAAGCACCATGGCTAGCGCGCTAACTACTGGTTCGAAGATTGCCGTTTACGGCGACTTCAAGCAGTACCACATTGTTGACCGCATTGGTATGAGCGTTCTGTATGAGCCGCTTGTCAAGGGTGCGAACCAGCGTCCAACTGGTCAGGCTGGTTGGTTCGCTTTCTGGCGCGTTGGTGCGGACGTTACTACTCCTAACGCATTCCGCGTACTGGTAACTGGCTAATTCGGGTTTGGGGAGGTCGGGTAACCGACCTCCCCTTTCCTTTCCGTGCCAGAAGGGAGGTGCCCGATGGCAGAGACACCGAAGGTTGTAGCAACCTCTACGTACTTCTACGCCACCGAAAATGGCGAACGGCTGATTCGTGAAGGCGACGAGTTTGACATTACCGACCCAATTGTCAAACCGAATAAGCAGTATTTCAAGCTCAAGCCTGGTCATGAGCCTAAGTCGAAGGGTGAGTGACGATGGCGGACTACATCACCGTTAACACCCTCAAGACCTACGTCAACGATAAGACGGAAAGTCCCGACACCTTATACCAACAAGCAATCACCGCAGCCTGCAAGGCAATTGACAATTACACAGGTCGGAGATTCGACGCTGACACTGTTGCCACCACCCGAATCTATCGGGTGGCAAATCGTCTTGTCTGCGATCCCGACGGCGACTTGCTCATGGTTGACGACATTTCAAGCCTTAGCGGCCTGGTGGTCGAAGTTGGTAGTGGCTCGTCCTGGACTGTCCTCACGGACTATGACACTGAACCTGAGAACGCTCTAGCTCAGGGTAAGCCGATCACGTACCTACGTCGGCCCTACTACTCCTGGACTGTTTCGCTGTACTCACGGGTCAGGGTAACCGCCAAGTTCGGATATCCGGCGGTGCCGAGTGATGTCGTGCAAGCGGCATATTTGCTGGCTGCTCGACTCTTCAAGCGCAAGGACTCTGTGGATGGCGTTAGGGGCGTTGATTCGTTCGGCAACGTTCACGTGTCGCGGATTGACCCTGATGTGCAGGCACTACTACAGCCGTACGTCATTAAGACGATTGGGTGATGCGGCATGAACCTTTATGCGGTTCGTACGGCTATCGCCGAAGCCGTCGAGGCGGTCACTCCTGCGCTCAGTTGCTACGCCTATGTGCCTGACTCGGTTTCGGTGCCTTGCTTCTACGTCGGTGGTATCCAAATCGAATACGACCAACAAATGGCTCGTGGCGCTGACGATATCAACCTGATCTGCCTGGTTCTTGTCTCTAAGACAAGTGACGAGTCTGGACAGCAAGAACTTGACGCTTATCTCAAAGGTGCTGGTTCGGGCTCAGTCAAAACCGCAATCGAAGCTGACACCACCCTTGGAGGTGTTTGTGATTCGGTCGCTGTCCTCCGAGTTCAAAACTACGGATGGCACACAGTCGGGCAGACCGACTACTTAGGCGCTGAATTGGTCCTGAACGTAACCGGGAGTGGTAACTGATGCCAGTTCACAGCAAGAACTCACGAGTTCTCATCAACGAGAATCACGTTTCAGGCCATGTCAGCAACTGGTCAGTCTCACACTCGTGTGAGCTAGGCCAGGTGACGTCCATTCTTGATACTGCGACCTACTGGATTCCCGGTCTCATGAATGACTCACTCTCGGTCGGTGGCTCATTTAATGCCGACGCAGGTGGCCTGTACGACGAAATCAAGTCCACCCGTGGTGTAGACGGCGCGACCCTGGTGACCGTCCTCCCCGATGGGTTCACGACCGGCAAGCCCGCGCTCTTTGCGGTGACCGACTCGACCGGTATTGAGGTTGCGTCGGCTTTAAGCTCACCGGTCGGTCTCACTGTCAACGCTCAGGCGGACGGCCTGGTCGACATGGGCGTTGCCCTACACGCGCTGACCGCAGAAACGGCCAACGGCAACGGAAGTTCGATTGACAACCTCGCCAGTTCGGCAAACGGTGGTGCCGCAGCGTTGCACATCACCGGTTACACCGGACTGACCAACATTGCGGTCAAGGTACAACACTCAACGAATAACTCGACCTGGGTCGACCTCATCACCTTTGCAACCGCAACAGCGGTCACGTCACAGTTCTTGACCGTCAGCGGAACAGTAAACCGCTACGTACGCACCCTGTGGACGGTTTCGGGCACAGGTAGCGCAACCTTCGCCGTGGCTTTCGCTCGGCGTTAATTAGCCCTCCCTCATCAACCCGCCATCGTGCGGGTTTTTTGTTGTGCCTGAATAGGAGCAAGCGTTATGCCTTTCGTCCACAGTAAGAACTCAGTGTTCAGCCTGGATGACTCATCCGGAACACCGAGGAACATTACTCAGTACATCGACAACATCTCTGGTCTACCCGGTTCGCACGAACTGACTACGGTGACCGCTCTCGGCGACCAGGGCACCAAGACGATTCCAGGTCTTGAGAACGCTACGTTCACCATCTCGGGTCACTGGGACACCACGGCGACAACCGGTCCGCACGTTGTGCTTACTGGTCTTCGTGGATTGGCTGCTACCTCAACCTTCGACTTCGGACCAGCCGGAACAACGACTGGCCTACCGAAGCTGACTGGTGAATGCCGACTATCAACGTACGAAATCACGTCTGCCGTTGGTGACAAGGTTTCCTACTCTGCCTCGTTCCAAGTTGAGGGTGCGGTCTCCGTAACGGTGTACTAATGGGCTTCGAAGTGAGAATGACTGGTAACGCCGAACTTCATGAGATCCGACAAAGACTCAAGAAGTTCGGCGATACCGGGCTCGGTAAAGAGATGGACAAGGGATTCAGGACCGCTGTTAAGCCTCTTGGACCGGCAATTAGAGCTGAGGCTGAGACTGCTATGCCCAGCGGCTACGGCCCTCTACTCAGCCGATCGCTGCAATTCAAGCTTTCTAGCCGGACAGCTAAGCAACGGGCCGAACTCCGGTTTCGCGTCTACGCCGATGGCAAGCGGGAACACCGCGACATTCCAGCGACCAACAAAGGCGTTCTTCGCCACCCTGTTTTCGGTCGGCGACGACGAGCGTGGGTAGCGCAACGAGTAAAAGCCGGTTTTGTTGACAAACCTGCGGAACAGCTCTTGCCAAATGTGCGCCGGGAAATGGACGCAGTGCTCGACCAAGTGAGTAAGAAACTAGGCAAGGGATAATGCTATGCCACGTTTTCGCCTAACCGACGAGGACAGGGAACGCTTAGGCGCCCCCGAAGTTCTGGAATTCGACATCGAGCGACCAAAGCTTAAGGAAATCCGAGAGGTACACAAGCAGTGTGACCTTCTGTGGGTGGAATTCCTACAGAAGCTCGGGAAGGCCGAAGCTGAGGCAGCCGGAATTCTCATCTGGCTAGCCGTTCGTCGTGCTGGTGTGAAGGTCGATTGGGAAGACTTCGACATCGACATTTTCGGTATGACCTCCGATGAGGTTGACGAAGATTCCCCAAACCAATCGGCCCCGGATGGGGCGACCACGAACTAGAACTTCTCAAGCCCTACTTCTCCCAACTCGGCATTCCGCCATGGGATTTAAACAAGCTCAACCTAGTTGAGCTTGAGGTCTATCGCGCGTTCATCAATGCGAACATGAGAGGTGGCCGCGGTGACCACTCGTGACATTCTCTACAACCTTATTGGTAAAGAGACCATCTCTAAGGCTTCTGGCACTGCCGCTAAGGGTCTGAAAGGTCTTGGTGACCAATTCGATGACACGGCTATTGCCGCAAAGAAGCTCGACAAGCAGATTGCCGACCACCAGCAAACGCTAAGAGGTCTGGCGACACAGTATGCCAAGACTGGCAACAACGACTTCGTCAAGCAGATTCGTGAGCAAGAACGCGAAATCCGCAAGCTGACGAAGGTCAGCAAGCTTCTCGGCAACGACGATGAAGGCAATAAGCAGGCAATCAAGTTCGGTGCCCGACTGGCTGAAAACATAGCTTCCGGCTTGTCTACGGCCGGTGGTGCCATCACTAGGGTTCTCGGCAATGTCTTCGGCACCTTACCGCCACAAGCACAAGTCGGGATTGGCGCTGCTGTCGTCGCGGCTGCCGCCTCAGTCGCACCCATGCTGGGTGGCGTTATCTCGGGTGCTGTCGTCGGTGGTATCGGCATAGGTGGCGTAATCGGTGGTTTCGCCATTGCTGCCAGGAACAGTCAGGTCAAGGCTGCCGCTCAACTGACGGGAAGCGTATTCAGCAAGACCCTAGAACAGGCTGGTTCCAGCTTCGTACCGGTAACGCTGGATGCGCTAAAGACCGTACGTGGTGCCATTGGTGGCCTCTCAGGTGACCTACAGCGGATTTTCTCGAAGGCTGCCGTCTACGTTAAGCCTCTGACAGATGGTGTCGTTGGCTTCGTTCGGAACCTTCTACCTGGGATCGAGTCGGCTATTGGCAAGGCTCGACCGGTCATCAACGAGTTAGCGTCATGGGGACCGAAACTAGGCAAGCTTCTTAGCGACGTCTTTAGCAAGTTCGCTGCTAACTCGTATGAGGCTTCCCGTGCTTTGGCTGCCTTCTGGACAGTCATGCAATGGGGAATCAAGACGACGGTCAACGTGATCGTTGCCTTGACCGAGATTTACGGCTGGATGGAAAAGCTCGGCTTGCTCCTATCCGGACAGGTCACCAAGCTAGCCGCTGTCTCGGCGGCTGAGTCGGCCTCAAAGCAGACCGGTGACGAGCTGTCCGAGAGCCTTCGCGGAACCATGCAAGCTTTCGAAGGTGTAGCCGTTTCGGCAGACCAGGCTAAGGCTTCTACACAGGCGTATATCTCGTCCCTCTACGAAGGCACCAATGCCAACATCTCAGCAGAGCAAAGTCTCATCCAGCTCGAAGCCTCAATCGACAACGCTACTGAGGCGCTTAAGACCAACGGTAAGACGCTCGACACCAATACGCCTAAGGGACGTGCCAACAAAGAAGCCCTACTAGCTATTGCGACTGCGGCCAACACTGCCTCTGAGGCGGTTTACCGGCAGACAAATAGTCAAGAGTCGGCTTCTGCGGCAGCCGAACGAGGTCGGCAGAAGTTCATCGCTACGGCTGTCGCCATGGGGATGGAACGAGGCGAGGCAGTCAGGTTGGCGAACTCCCTCATTGCGATTCCCAATATCACTCGCACAGTAGACGTCAAGACACAGAAAGCCCTAGACGCGATCCGTGCCGTTCAAGCGGGTCTCGGCAAGGTCAACAGCAAGAACATCACCATCGGCGTTTACTACAAGAGCAACGGTGACCTCAAGGTTCCTGGCGGCACTCTCACAAAGGAACGATGGGGTGGCGTTTATGAGAAGGCGGCTACTGGCCTGCTGAACGAGGCTCAGACGTACTCAGCTACCAATCCTGGTCGGTACATGATTGCCGAGCCTGAGACCGGCGGTGAGGCGTTCATTCCGAAGAACGGCAACGCCAAGAGGTCTACCGCGATTCTGCAAAAGGCAGCGTCTTGGTATGGGCTAAGCGTCGGTCGTCTTGGTGACGAGACCATTGGCAGGCCCGTTGCTGCTGTTCCTCAAGAGATTGTCGTGCGAAACGTTATCAATCTCGATGGTCGTCGGATCTATGAGTACACCGATCGAACCGTGATCGAAGCAGAACGCCGACAGGCAACCCGCAACAAGGTCGGACGGAGGTAATCCCGTGGCCGTTGCAATTACTGCCACCGAACAAGGGGACTGGCCCCCACGTGTGCTGGTCTCCGTGACCGGGTTGACCCCAGGCGACGATATTTCGCTCTTTCGCTCTGTGAGTGGCACTCGGACCCTGGTACGCGCAGGTGTTGGTGACTCGATTACCGACACCTCCTTCTTGCGTACTGACGGGGAACAGCCTTTCGGCATACCTGTCTCTTACGTGGCGGTAGTCAACAATTCGGCTGAGTACGAAACACCTCCGGCTACTTATGTCCTGCCGGGTGGCAAGTTTGCGGTTACTGACGCCATATCTGGGCTTGCGGCACCCGTTGTCGTGTCGGTCTGGGATGAGACAACGCGATCCCGACAAGCCTCTGTTTTCAAGGTGGGCGGACGAAATGTTGTTGTCGCTGATGACTTCGGAATGTTCGAAGCTGATATCGATCTAGGGACAACAACCACTGAAGAGAAGAACCAACTTTTGGAGGCGTTGACGAATGCCACGTCCGGGGTTGTGCAAATTCGTCAACCTGGCGAATACGACGGCATCGATTCTTACGTTGCCGTACTGCGGATTGCAGAACGTCGCGTCAACCGCCTGGCGTCGACACAGCACAGAATCATCAACATTCAGGTAGCCGAGGTCGAAGGTTGGGCACCAGCACTAGAGAACCGTGGTGAGACCCTTCAAGACATTGCCAACGTTTATGACGTTTCTGGCAATAACCTTCTTGCCAACTCCTACTTCGAAACTAACGCTGCCTCCTGGTCCCCGTCGGGTGGCACCTTCACTAGGTCAACAGCACAATCACATGAAGGTTCCGCATCTGGATTGCTGACACCTAACGGCGTTACCACAGGTCCGGCTGTTGGGTCGGAAATGGTGTCAGCGACCCCAACTACCGCGTACCGGGTTCGTGCGTGGGTGAGGTGTGCGGTAACTCGGTCTGTGCAGATTGGGTTCAACTGGTATAACGCCAGTTCGTCTTTTCTCTCGGAAACGGTGACCTCGGTAGCGCTTACCGCGAACACGTGGACTTCGCTTGACTTCACTGCGGTCGGACCGTCGCTTACGGCGTTCGCTCAGATGAAGTTGGTTCTACCTGGGTCAACGCCGAATACGAACCTTCTGTACATCGACGAAGCAACGATGAATGTCGCTTACCAGACTTTGCAGGCTGTAGCCAACGGCTACACCACCCTTCTCGACATAGCACAAGCGGAGTTCTGATGATTCTACTATCAGACATCGCGCTTAGCGTTCTAATGAGCAACCAGTTAAAACGCGTCAGAGTCGAGTCATGGTTAGGTGACCAACTCTTGTCCGATGACATTCCGATCATCGATGGATTTGAGGAAACCGACCGCTCATTAAGAGTGCCGGAACGAGTCACCCTGACTGTACCGAGGTACGACCGTGGCTTTGACTGGTCACCAACCACTGACACACACCCGTTAGCCACCAATGGTCAACGTCTTCGCGTTCAACTAGGTGTCGACCTCGCTAATGGCGAAACTGAGTGGTTCACCCGAGGTTGGTTCGTTGTCAAGACGACTAACACTCAAGACAAGATGGTCAGCGTGGAGGCTGTTGGGCTTCTGTGGTTGGTAGATGAGGCGCGGTTGGTCTCGCCATATCAGCCAACAGGCACCTTGCTCAGTACGCTTCGCGGACTCATCGAACCTGCGTTGACCGTTGTCAAAGACGCTGCCTTGACTGACCGCAGCATTCCTAGCGGCATCAACTATGACGAAGATCGTCTAGGTGCAGTCATGGAACTGCTAGACGCATGGGCAGCCGATGCGTTGGTTACCGAAGAAGGCTACTTATATGTAGCACCTGCCATACCGGGCCTGACGCCAGTGTTGTCACTGACAGACGGACATGGCGGAACCATCATTGCGGCGACCGGCAATAGCACCCGTGACAACGCTTGGAACGTCGTGGTTGCCCGTGGCACAGCTAGTGATGGTGGTCAGGTTCAGGGTGTCGCCTATGACCTCACCGGTCCGAAAAGGGTTGGCGGACCGTTCAACGATTTGCCCGTTCCCTACTTCTTTCCGTCGCCGCTGCTGACGACGGTAGGTCAATGTCAGGCTGCGGCAGCAACCGTGCTCACCCGACTTAAGCGCTCGACCTCAAAAGAGTTCTTAGTTGAGATGGTGCCGCATCCAGCCTTGCAAGCTGGCGACACGATTCAGGTCAACACAGACGACTTCTCTGGTCTCTGCACGGTCGAGGCTCTAAAGCTTCCGTACATGACCACTGGTGGTTCACAGACTTTGACCGTCAGGAGCTTGGCATGAGCGCTCTCTTGGCTACTGCGACATCCACGAAGGTCGGTAGCACGGTTACCGCGACGGTCAACGGTGTCATCACGACCATGCAAGTTCTAAGGGGAGTTGGCACTGTTGCGGCCGGTGACGTCCTGGTGGTCGAGCGCATCGGTTCACAGTGGTTTGTCATCGACATGGCTTTCGCGGCACCGCCTACGGTGCCCGAGAACCCAACACCACCAAACCCGAAACCGCCGGTAACCACCGGAACCAGAGTCATCACTCCGGTAGAGACCCGTTCTTACCGGTCTTCTTACGGGTGGCGTACGGATAACACCGATGTCTACCACGGCGAATATGGCGGCTGGGGGAACCACACAGGCTGTGCCTTCTATGGTTCCGGTCCTCGCTCGCTCGACGGCGCAACGGTGACCGGCGCAACTATCAAGGTCCGTCGTCCTAGTGGCACAGGTTCTACTTATGCCGCTGTCGGCACCACTATGCGGTTAATGACTAATGCCACTCGTCCTGGTGGCGCTCCGACCTTAACTTCATCAACCGCCGGTCCCAGCATCAAAGCCGGTGCAGAAACAACTTTTACCATTCCAACTTCATGGGCTCAGGCAATGGTAGATGGCACCGCCGGCGGTCTCGCATTCTTCGATTCCGACGGTTCGCCTTACATCATTTTTGCCGGCCGCGGAGCATGGTCCGCCGCTTTCACAATGTCTATTTCGTGGCGGAGGTAAAGAGCCGTGCCAGATACCAGCTTGGGTATCACCTACCCGAGTTCGACTTCACATACCCGCATTTGGGAACATGTTCAAGAGGTCGCCAACGACGTTAACGGTGTGCTCGTTTCGCGTAATCCCTTGTATGGAACCGCGAAACTGACAAGTCAGTACACCCTGACCACCACTATTACCGACCTCGGCGGTTGTTCACTGACCATTAACTGCCCAACCTCTAATGCGGTCGCGCTGATCAGCTATACCGCCGACTGCCAGTGCTATGGTGCGGCTTCATCGATCCTGGCCGTAATCAGCGTTTCGATTGATGGCGCCGACCAAGCGTCTCCACAGGCGGTTTGGGGACCAGGTAACCAGGCAGCACAGGTCAACACACGTGGTCCAGCCACGAATTCAATGACCGCGCTTTTGTCTGGTTCAGGCAACCACACGATTAAGCTACGGGCGGCAGCGTCGAGCGGTACTGGAGAAATCCGACTGAACGCATCACACACACAGTTGTCAGTGCTGGTCCTGCCGTTCTAAGGGGGTTCCTGAACATGCCTATCTCAGACAACCCAAATCCGCAGATCATCAGGTTGCAGGTATCGGTCACTGAGGCTAGTAGCAATGCGGTCGTGGGCTTTGATGTGCCGCTGCCGATTCCGCCCGGAATCATTATGGGTGACGGCGCAATCAGAAGCTTCTACCAAAAGTTTGTCAACGCACTAGAGAACTCTGACGAGTTCAGTGAGGTAACAGGCAAGCTAGTGACTGAGCAACTAGCGACGGTCACACCAGACGAATAAAGAGAAGCCCGGTACCTCCTGTGAGGTACCGGGCTCTTTTTGCGTTTCCTAGATGCTTGCGTCCAGCCTCGCCCACACGTCCACCATGATGTTGATTTCCCAATCGAGCTGTCGGCAGTTGTTGCGGCCCTCGCACTGAGGACAACCCCTCCACGTCTTGTCGGTCGCTCGGTCCCAATGGTTATTCAGGCCAAGTCGAGCGATGAACAAGACCGTTGCCCATGACTCGGTCTCACCGATCGGCACGGTAGACCTCCCGACGGGTCACCAGGCCGTGAGGGAACTCCGCAGGGCACGTCCAGTAGTTACGCCACCCACAAGCGCACCTGGCGCTCCCGAAGGGCTTACAGAGCCAGGCTCGCCAGAACCAGCGCTTCTGTCGGTGCCTAGTCATGACCGCGACCTCCGCCCGAACGCCGCAACAACCTCGTCGCGCTGAGTCGGACTGAGAAGATCCCTGCGGACCCAACTCCTGAGAGCCTTGTCGGCTTGAGCCTTGTTGCGGACTCCGAAGGTTCGTAGGGACCTGATTGCCTCTTCCACGATGTTGGCCATGCGCCCACCTCCCACAGACAGCTTACGTCAGACCTTGACTTAAGTCGGACCTTGACATATGTGTGATCTTGTGGTTGTTGCTGATCTAGACTCAAGTCGTGCCCTACGAACAAGCTGCGTACCGAGTGATCGCGGACGACATCACGAACAAGATCCGCTCAGGTGTGCTGAAACCAGGCGACAAGCTGCCTTCTACTAGCGAGTTGGCAGATTCGCACCATGTCTCGTGGGCAACTATCAATCGGGCTTTTGGCCTTTTGCATGATCGCGGCCTGGTGGTCGGCAAGCAGGGCAAGGGGATTTACGTGGCCGGTACACCCGAGGTACCAGGCAAATAAATCGGAGGGTGGCCGATGCACGCCGTACCGGCCGTTCCCCTACTTACTTCTTGGTGATCAGTACGGCTCGGGCGATCATCGGAGATGTGATTACCAGGTCGACACCTTCGGCGACTGGCAGAACCATCTCAGGATTCCTCAAAAGCTCGACCTTGACTGGTGATGACTTGCTCATTGCTACTCCCCTACTTCCGTTGGTGCCCTACATGCCAGTTCTTACAGAATCGGCAATGGTAAACCCGTACGTTCTTGAGTCCGTCCCTGTTCGCAAGTCCGAACATGTAGCGTTCTGCGACTTGTCTTGACGGATGTCTGAGCTTCCGGCCACAAGACCGTTTCCTGTCGTCAGCAATTGCTAGTCACCTCCTACCAAGACTGCCCGAACGAACAGAGGCATGAAGGCCACGAACACCGGTAGGTCGTCGAGCGTCTTTACGCAATCCCACGAGCAGTACAAGGGAAGTTGCTCGTGTTCGTGCTGTTCGCCAAAAGCTCTGTGTAGGGCTTCCTTGGTTAGCGGTTGTAGAGGGTAATCGGGTCGGCTGAGGACTTCCGGTAGCCGACTCTCGATAGCTGCCATGTATCCAGTGCCGTGAGCAACGCCTACTCCGCATTCTGGGTTAGCACACTTCGCCACTGGTCACCTCCGCCACCAATACTCGTTTCGTGGTCTAGGCCACCGTTCCTGATGTGCGGTTTGCCTGTGGTTGGTAGCCCACGACATGACCGCTTCTAATCCGAGGTCGAAGAACTCACCTTCACCGCAGATTCCGCACTTGAGTACAGGCGAGTCTTCGATTGCCACAATGCCGAACATGGTCCCTTTAAGCATCAGCATCGGGGTTCCTCTGCTTGTAGGCAAGTGCCCCTAGAACGATCTCTTTGAACTTGGCTCGGTCATCTTCGTCTGGTGCGAGAAGCGCAAGCTTGACTGTTCCTGGGAACAATAGAACAGTGGCAGGTTCCCCATCCTCGGTGACCATGTGGTCGTAATCGCCATCAGTTAGCTCGACGCCGTAGAATTCCATTACTCACTCCTGTCAGCGGCGCCTGATTGATCTTGTACCGCGGCCTCTATTAGTTCTGCCCTGTGTCGCTCTTTGTTGGGAATGACAAGGCACTTGTCGAGCTGTCCACGGATGGTCGAGAGTTCGAAAACCAGCGACTCTTCTAGTCGGTCCATCCGGTCATTCAAACCTTCGAGCGTATCCGCGATCTCTAATAAGACCTCGGTTTGCGCTTCGTCGTGCTTGCCGTCTTCTAGTAGTTGACGGGCTATCTTGACGTGCTCTTTCGGAGTCACTGATTACCTACCAATCGTCATTTCCCATGTGGCCTGGATTGCGCCAGGGCAGCAACATAGGAGCACAAGCCCGAGCAAGATGTACCCAGGCGAATAGCGGATGAGGTGGTTCTTCATGATTGGTTGTCCTCCCATGTGATGAATTCGGTTGAGGCGTAGACCTTGATGTTGAACATGCGAAGCTGGCCGGTCGTTGGCCAACGGTCATTGCTGAGTCGCGGCTCTCGGTAGAAGTGAAGTTCTTCGCCGTTGCCTAGTGGGGTTGGCCGTGTGTGAGGTGGGATGCCTAGTGCCTGTTCTGCCGCTGTGAAGTCTTGGTGAGTCCCGCGAAGTGCAAACATGAAATTTGGTACCTGAAAAGCCCGTTGCATGTCCGTTACTCCGTTCAGGATTTGAAGGTTCTAGCCAACTTGCATAGGTGCAGGTATCTCGCCTCGGGACAAGGTCTCTAGTGCGTACTCTGACAAGTGGTACGCAGACCCGTTCCACTCGCCGAAGTGCTTGTACGGGTTGACTTCTCGTCCGCACTCATGACAAAACTCGTGGTCACCCCAACAAGACGAGTTGCAGACATCACAGTAGGCACATGGGTCGTCGGCATACGGGCCGAACTTGTCGCAGTCTGGACAGTAGTAGCAACAACACCCGACACCGTTGCTACACGCATAACAAAGGTGCTCTTGTGGTTCCTTCTCCGGAACCCACAGAATTACCAGTTTCATGATTTACCAAGACCTCTCGTGTTTGACTTGCTGCCTTGCCCTAATGGCATCTTTGGCGGTTGAGTTTCTTAGTTGCCGCGCCTGCACACATCTTTGTGGTCGAGGCTCCAAACTGCGGGCAACTCTGCCTTTTCTGGTTCCTCCCATTCGGTTTTGCAGACATAGCAACGGCTGGTGTACTCAGTCTTAATTCGGGATATGGCCTCATCGACGCTGCCAGCGGTGAAGACTATTCGCTCAAACGCAAAGATGTCGTGACTGATACTCAGGTGCCCGCATTCCTCGTCCTCAGGTATAGCAAGCACCTTGCTTACGCAGAACTCACCATTACCATCGAGCTTGTCAACTACGGCGAAGTAGGCCACTCGGTAGACATCGAGGTAGTCGGTTACATTCCCGGACTTCTGGCCAATGACCCGAGACTTCACCACAACATAGCGGTTAGTCGCAGCAGGCATTACCTGCTTGATTTGGTAGTACATCACTCACCTTCCTTCCGAACGATGGTGAACCACGCTGCGGTCTTGAGTCCCCATAGGGTTGTCTTGTCTGCGCCGAAACCACGTTCTTCGGTTTGCGCATACTTCTCTTTGAGGTTGGTCATGGCGTTGTTCATTGTCTTTGGGCTGTAGCCGGCCAACTCGGCAGCCGCGATAACCTCGTTTTTGTCGACTGGCTGTTTCCCGTGCGTTTGCTCTTTGAGGTAGTTGTAGAGCCAGTCTTTAGCGGTCTGCTTGGAAGTCTTGGTCTTGACCTCTCGGTTGAGGATCGTTTCGGCGTTGGCCTCATACTCGTCTGAGACCCACCGGAGTTTTCCAGGTCGAGCGATGCCCTCGTCAGTTTGGATTTCGAAGCCCTCAATGGTGTAGGCCAGGTTTGGTAGGTCTAGCCGACCGAGGTTGTTTTTCGCCTGTGACAGAACGACTGTGTAGTCTTCGGCCTCGTGATCTACCGCGATAGCAAGTGCCGCTCGGGCAACTTCGGCGAATCCTCGGGCACCCGCAATCTTGGTCAGCACGTCACCCGTTTGCATCTTGTTGAAGTGCATGAGCGCAAGAACGCTCATGCGTGCCTTCTCGGCGTGCTTGCGCAGAGGTTCTAGGGCATCGCGGAGTTCCCTGGTTTGGTTGGTGCTTATCTCGCCATCGATGACCGATAGCAGGGGGTCAAACACCACCATGACGGCACCAGCCTTGATCGCCTCTTCACCGATTAAGGCACAGTCCCGAGGAACCGTAATCTTGGTTTCGTCGCCGTCGTCAGTAGCAACCGCAATGTGCTCGACCAAGTCCAT